AAAAAAGCCTGGCAAATAAATGTCAGGCTTAAAAATGAAAAATCAACTTAGATTTAATGAGGGAATCAAATGTACTTTTTTATTTTGAGATAGGCAACTATTAAGATTAAAATAATTATTGCAAAAATAAAACCGTATGTATAGAATATCTTATTTGAGGTCTCAAGCTTTGTTGCCTTTTTTCTTACCTCAATATTTTCTATTTTTGTTGACTCAAGATCATTTATCTCAACAGCTATTGTGATGCCTGAATCTTTTTTAATAGTGACTTTTGCATTTTCATATACTTTGCCATCTACTTTAATAGGCTTAGACGTATCAACAGCCTCCAGGACTATCTCAGATTTATTGTATTTTGTTTCTGTTGTGATTGTTCCATTGTCTTTTAAAACCTCCTTACGTGCCTCTAAAATGAGTTGTTTGTTAACCTCTCTTTTTCTTGTTCCGCATGAGGTAACTAAAATTAAGATCAGGAAAATGCTACTTAATAGTTTCATAATATTTTATAGTTTTAAGGATTACATCAATATACTTATCCTTATTCATTCTTTGAACGTCGGATTTATTGGAACCAAAAAAAGGTTCCAGGATCAAAGAGGGTGCATCTGGCAAAAATACGGACCAATAACCCCTATCGTTTTTATTTACTAAAGCCTTTGCACCTCTGTCTCTGTACCCCATATGGAGTTGTAAAAGTTTTGTAAAATAATAGCCAAGGGCCTTTGTCTTTTTATTTTTGAAGTAATACAAAGCCTCTGAGCCATGAGCTGAGGGGTCCGCTGCATTATAATGTAATTCCAATATAAGATCAGGCTTAAACTCATTAAGCTCCTTAGCCGTTGCCTTTGTCATTTCATAATATCCCTTGTCATAAGATCCATTTTCAAAAACCGTAATTCCACAATTTTTTTTGGCCGCTGCAATTGCAATTGATTTATTGAAATCAAACTCACAAGGCAAACCGTGCGGGCTGCATGCTCCTGGATTATTCTTCGTATGGCCTATTAATATCGCTGTTCTCATCTTCTTTTGGTTTAAATTGTTTTATATCTAAATTCTTATTGAAGTTTTTAATCTTATTCATTAAGCCTATAGGCGGGAATTTTCCATGAGTTATAATTGAGCAATTCATAAGGGCAGATCCTGCAGGGTAAATGAAAACCATTAATTTACCAACTATACTAAAATACGTTGATATAAATGAGTCGCTATTTAAAATGTGTTGCATGCCCTCAGTTAATATCCCAACCATTATAACTAGAGTTATTTTTGTAAAAAATCCATAGATATTTTTTTTCATTGAAAAATCTCTTTTTATCCATGCATGCACCCAAGTTCCCAAAAAATGATCAAAGGCTATTGCTATAAAAACAAATGCCACATACCCGTAATTTAAAAAATACCAATCATTAATGCTCTTTACCAAATAATACCAAGGGGAAACAAAAACGGCAATCTTTGCTGTTGACTCTGCCTTGACCCATACAGATCCTGAGTGTATTAAATATATGTGCTTAGATAATAATTGATAGATCATATGTAGGTAGTTTTTTACAAAGATAATAATAATTAACACATAACAGAGTCCGTTGTACATATCCCGGAGTTATCAATTCTAACTTGTTGAAAAGACCCTCCTCCTGTTGTAATTTTATAGTATAAATTCCCTCCCGCAAAATTATTGAACCCACTATCATCTGTTGTTACCTTGTCGCCTATCATTGGGAAAGTGTTTGAACCGTTATGATAAAGAGTTATACTAGGAGTAAGCAATAAACATGCATTTGATCCATTTGACTCTCCAGTTGATGATGATAAAAAAGACTTTAAAATCAAAGTACTGTAATTCCTAAAGTTTAATAAACTATCTTTTGATCCAGAGTATGCGGGATCAAATCCAGAGGCTATTGCTGCGCTAAAACAAGCAACAAGGCTTGTTGTAGATGGCAGGCTCAATTCTGATCTCACATCTGATAATAAAAAAGTATTTGTATTAGGAACAGCCATTATAAACCTAGTTTAAAATCCGTTGCATTAACTATGCCTGTAGTGTTCATTCTAAATTTAACCACTCCTGAGTACTTAAACTCAAGATTATTCCCATTCTGAACAATTTCCCATGCAGGAGTCTTGTAGGCTGTTGCTTGTATTTTTCCTGTTGATCTCTCGAATGTAAACCTAGTTGTAGAGCTGTCTCTAATAAATAGATCGCAATTATATAAATCAATATAAGCTCCTCTTCCAGAGTTAAATATCTGGCTATTTGTCCCGCCTGATCCGTAAATAGTTCTTATGTTATCAAATATAGTTAAGTTTCCAGACGTCTTACTATCTGCCGCGTCAGATCTTAAATATGATCCTCCTCCTTGACCATCTAATAAGTCCGCATCTAATCCAGACCCTGCACCATCATTTCCAGAGTGCCACACATTATAAGTATTGGACCCATTCAGGTACTTGAAGCCGTTTAAACCTCCAGACCCATCAAGTTTTAAGCTAGTTGATGACCTATCATTATATATAGTAAAATCAGAGTTTGAACCGCTACCGAAGCCAATATAACCCTGTCTAGTGGATCCGTTAGACTCGTTGAGTGATATGTAACTGACGTTTGAATCTCCTGTACTAGTGCCAATTAATTTTAAAGGGGTAAACTTAAAAGAAGCCTCCCCATTTACCGTCAAGGCCCCTGTAATAGTGCCTCCAGATAAATTGAGCTTATTATTTAAAGCACTTTGTAAATCTGTTTGAGCTGAAAGCGTTCCAGTGATTGTACCCCATGAGGCATCGGCTCCACCTCCTCCAACGACAACAGACCAGGCCCCATCTTTGCGGGCATACTGTGCCCCGTCAATTGGAGCATCTCCAATTTTTGTATCATTGAGTATGCGTCCTTGATTTGCACTTAAAGCGTCTGTTGTACTTGTGCTTGTTAAGTTGTTTCTGACGGTTAAGTTTACAAGGCTACCAAGCTCGACCCAATCAGAATTGGTCGTGCCTCCTTTTAAGATATAGGACATAGAATCAGATACCACATAAACTATCATACCTTGCCACCTTATAGATGTAGGTATAGAGTCCCTGTTGCTTATTGTGAGTACTTGTCTGTACGTCTCAATAGGCAATGCTATTTTCCTATCAAACTGTGATATTATTTCTTGTGGCATAATTAAAATTTATACATTGTCCTATTAAATTGTACATAAACGTTACTTGATGACGCCCTATCATCTTGCACCATAAATGTCCCCTGCAGACTAAGTATTTTTGATGTTCCTGCAATTATGTTTAAATTACCTATAATAGATGTATCAAAATAAGTCCCAGGCACTGTATCATTAGGGAAATACTCCCAGTCTAAATCCGTAATTATGCTTAATATAAATTTATTAAAATTAAGCCCAGTTAAGGTTGCATAAGATAGCTGTAAAGTTCCTTTTACGATATACCTATCCACGTACTCCTTTACATTTACCGTAGCTGTTGTTGTGTGTGATGTAGGAGCCGGACTTGCACTCCCTGCTATAGTGACAGCATAACTCTTATCATAAGATGAGTATTCTTGAGTATAAGCTAAAACCCAGGCCCCATCTTTGCGGGCGTATTGTTGCCCATCCTCAGGGGCATCTGACAAACCTACAAGGGCCTGCCATCCTGTATTATCAATAACTCCTGTTAATTGATATGTCGTATCCTCAGACTCTACATAGCAAAGCATGCCCTCCCATCTTGTTAGAGTTGGGATTGAGTCTCTTTGTCCTATCGTCTCAACAGCCCTATTAGTCTCAATAGGGTTGTTAAATTTTCTGTCAAATTGTGCGACTACTTCTTGTGGCATATTATGAGAATATATAAGTTACTTGAAAGTTATTAAAATTAGCTGTTACATGATTTTGCCTCAACACTCTGTAAAGATATGAATTTATCGTTACATCTGACATGTACTGAAAATCAGATATAATTTCAGGCTGTCCCTCTGTCTGGATACTTTCAACCAATCCAAGAGAGGCCAAGTGAACAAAATAAATATATTCCCCGCCTGGATTTGAATAATCAACACTTATTGACTTACTATCATCAGGATCAATATAAAATCCGTTTTTAGTAAGATTTGCAACGACTAAGCTTGAATCATCTGTGCCCCACAAGTATTTGTCTGGCTCTCCTATTGGACAATAAGTCAAACCAAGTACGGCAGATGTCTCCCATATGCTTTGATCATAGGTCTCTGAGTTTATATTGGAGTCCCTAAGCTCAACCTCAGCTATACCGGTATTAAGGTTGTCCACTTGTTGACACCTTTTATTACCTGTAAGCACCCACTTTGCCTCAATACTATTGCCTCCCTCAGATCCCCCTGCAGGGATATCCTCAGAGGTTATCTCAAAGAATGTTGCATCTTGAATATAGTTTCTTTTTTGGTTGTACGTACCTCTCAAAAGTAAAAACTCTTTACCCGGTATTGCGTCAAATGAGAATCTAGTATCAGCGTCCCCGAACCTTGTTTTTACATCTCCCTCAAGCAATCTGAAAGGCTTATAATAAAGGTTCATTATACTTTTAACCGTAATCAATCCGAGAGACGCGCCCCCATACTTATTATCTATAGTATCCCAGAAGTTTTTTAAATCAGTCGTATTTGATGGAACTATAATTCTGCTTACGTGTTGTTTGTCTAGTACGTCACCATTTAAAACCTCTGCAGGGTCTACCTCTAAACTATAATTTTCATTTGAGTTCTCATAAATAAAATCTTGAGCCTCCGCATATTGGTTTGTGTCTGGAATAGTTCCAAGGTTCAATCCTGTCACTTGCATCCTAGGAACGCTGCCCCCTGCATCAATATACTCTCCCTCTCTTACTGGAAACCAATAAGCAAAATCATTACGTCCATTATTCCAAAATGTTTTGATCTTTGGAAATGCGTCAGAGGATTTGCCAAGAACTTTTGCAAGTCCATTTATATCAAATAAAATTGTACCATTCTCAGGAATGGTTGGTATTTGTATACTGTATTTTTTCCAATTATAAGCGGATAACTGATTGAAATCCCCATCACCGTCAGCATACGTTGCATCAAGTAAGGCAAAAATATCATCCTTTGATTTTGTTTGTCCATCCCCCTCATCCCAGGCAAAAGTATTTGTCCCTGTAGATGCGGGTACATTTTGATTTTTTAGCCAATACCTTTTGCCAGATGCCCCAGTCAATACAACTCTAATAAATGGAGCATAGATATTGTTGTCAGCTACTGAGTAAGAAAATTTAAAATACCCTGTAAAATAAACAGAGTCCCCCTTAGTTAAACTTACATTTGTAGCATACCTGAGAGCAGCCCAAACCTGGCCAACTGGATCTGTCTCTGAGTCTCCAACTCCTGCCGCCTGAGTCCCGAACTCTAGCCCTGTGGTATATCCACCTGCATCTGTATCTGTTATTGTTACAGGCTTGATCCTAGGATACCACTTACTCCCATCCCTCCATCTCAACCATTTATCAGGAGCAGATAGCTTTGAGGTGTTATTCCAATTTGCAAAGTCTCCGTTTTCAATAAGGACCAAAGGGCTGTCACCCTCTCTAAGTAATTGAAATTTATAATTCATTCTATAGGCAGCATAAACCTCATCCATGATTATCTGGTGAGTATCTCCAATTAAAACAGCCTCTTTGTCACTACATGTAATTAACTCAGTATTATTTATGGCCTCTCTACCTATGTAAACGGATAGGGTGTTGTATTTTCTCCAATACCTTTGAGTAGCTCCTGACCCATAGTCTGCATCTGAATTTATTCTTTTAAAAGTCCATACTCCTTTGTTTTGGGAAATTCTAGCCCCAAACATTACACACATATTATTAAGCACCTCAAAGCAATTCATGGCCTCATTAGCATCTGACCAATAAGGTATATCTTTTCTTTGCGTGTCGTTAATGTATGTCTTTACATTTGCAAATGATGCTGACAAAGGATCTGCATTTCTGGTGTCCCCTGTTTTTATCATATTCTTTTCGTAAACATCAACACAAGTCCAGGTATTGAGGTCTAAGTCCAATTTTCTTAAAATCTCCGTAAGGATCAAAGAAAAAGGAAATTCAAAACCGTTGTTATAAGTTAGGTCCTCGGTTCCGTATGGTTTGCCTGATTGGCTTATAAATGGCAATGATTGCAATGTCTTTAATCCATCCGCGGCTGTTAGTGAACCATAATAAATACCGCCTCTTAATTCATGGGAGAAACCGTTGGGAATAACATACCCAACCCAATCCAGGGATCCGTCCACATAGTGCTCAATCTTAAACTCTCTTTCGTCAGCGGTCCACATATCCTCCATGAAAATCATATTACCAGTACCAAAGACAAGGTTTACCGTTGCAGATGTGGCTCTTATTGGACTGAATTTAAAATCATCATCAGACTCATATGCAACCACAATTGGAGGATCTGACGCCTCCATCTCAACAGATGATCCAACGTAATCCCTTTGTAATATCGAAACCCTGCAAAGGGTTTTAAAGCTGTCACAATAGCTGTGATAGTATTTTTCTGTATATGCCATTCCTAGAATCTTTTGTTTTGCTTTTCTGCTCTTTTTGATATCAATAGAATATCTGCACCGACAATTTTACCGACAATAGACTCTGTACCTGAGGCAGCAACTGAGGCCTGCCTTGATGCTCCGTTCGCTAATTTAAACAACTCTGCCTGTTGACCTCTATTTAAAACCATTTCACTAGAATTTAAAAGAGCAGGAACCTTGTCTCCATTATAAGATCCCCCTGGCACAATACCCCCTGTTGCAAACTTAATTCCGCTAAATGATGCCGCAATAAAACCAACAGCCGCTCCAATTAATGCAGGCAAAAGGAATGCAGCAGCAGGACCACTAGCAGCGGCTGTACTAGCTCCTGCAGCAACTGCTCCAGAAGTCGCGACGGCTTGATCTGTAGCAATCTGAGCCGTTGCCGTTGCTTGTTTAACAGCTATCCCCGCCAAAGCTTGGGAGGCCAACTCTGTTAATAGCTTTTCTCCTGTTGCAATAATAGCTCCTGTAAATGCATTTATTATCTCGTTATCAGATTGTATTGAGTTTGCAAGTGATGAGGACAGTCCTGAGATGGCTGCATTGGTCAACTCTTTTGCAGCCACAGCCTTTTGAGCTGCGAACTCTAAACTATCCACAAGCTTATCCATTTGATCCAGGCTTATGCTTTCTGCAAAATTAAAGTTTTCGTCATTTAACAGCTTTCTAATATCCTGTAATTTACTCTCAAAACTTTTAATGGACTCTATTGAATCATCTAAACCAAAATCAAAAGGATCTGCCTCAATTTTTAAAGCGTCCTTGATCCTAGCTCCTGACTCCTCATATATCTCGGCAACTGCGATTGCATTCTCTCCTGCTTGTTGCTCATCAAGTATCTCCAAGTCCTTATCAATAGACTCAAATAATTTTCTTAAGTCGTCAGCCGCTTTTTTATCAATTTTGATATTATCAAGTTTCAATTTATCAATACTGTCCTGTAGCTTTAATACTTCGATGTTTAAATCATTAACCTCTTTTTGCCCCTCTTTGCTATCAGTTCCTGCAATGAAGTCTAGAAATGCATTTTGAGCGGCCTTAACATCTTCTTGAAAATTAGTCCCAAAAATGTTATCAAAACTTTTTGCCAAAGATTGTTGAGCATAAAAAGCAATTCCAACAAATTTTAATAAAATTCTTCTTGACTCTTTTTCTGACTTAATGGTATTGTCGAGTTGAGTCTGAGCCAAATCCAAAAGAGCTTTTTTCTCCTGCAGTAATATTTGGAGTCTTGAAATTTTAATTTTATTAATCTCTTTATCCGTTTTGCCTGCTAATTTTAAGCTATTTATTTGCGCATTTATAATATCATATTCAGTCTGAGCCAAATCAACAGACTCCTGCTGCAATTCAATCTGCCTTTTAAGCTCTCTGCTGACTCCATAAACGGCATCCACTATATCATCCCAATATACTGCAATAGCACCAACAGCGACCACAATTGCCCCTATACCGGTCCCAATTAAAGCTGTCTTAAATAAGTTTGCTGAGACGGTTGCGCCCTTAAAGCCCTTAATTATATCCAGAGTATTGCCTGCAATCCCTCCTGTTGCCGCATCTATTGAGTTAAATATACTTGATTTACTACCTAGCTTATCAACTGCATCTAAAACACCATCAAAAGCCCCCTCAATATCATCTGCAGGGTCTTTTAATTTTTTAAGTTCGTTCTCAGCTTCGGACAAATCCTTTTTAAGCTGTTTGATATTGGCTTTTATAGTGACTTCTAAATCCTGACTCATGCTATCTATTTTTAAGTTTTGCCCAGTTTGAATCCATTTGAGATACAGTTTTTATTGCTTTGCGCGCTTTGTCGCTTGGTAAAGGTAAGAAATTCTCAATTGATTTTGGGATGGATCCTTTTTTCCTAGGCATTGAGCAATAGACATTGTAAGCAATCAATCTTGTTTGCTCCCATTTCTCCCACTTGGAATTGTCAAAACCTTTTATTTTGAAGTATGTCTCTGCAGGGGACATTGTAAAAAAGTCTTTTGAACTCATGCCAATTTCGCCAAGGCATATTGTCAAAAGTTGGTCATAGCTTAATCTTTTTTTTTTGACTCATCCTCATCATCATTTGAGTTAGTAGTTATCTTATCCTCAAGATGATCTATGTTAACACCCATGGCATCTAAAAAACATAACCAACAGCTATAAAGTACAGACTCAGTAGCTGTTGCAATGTGGTTTGAGACTTCTTTTTTCTCAATCTTGTTTGGCTCATCATTTGCAAATGAGCTGCCAAGTATGCCGACCCAGATGATATCTCTCATAAGGTCAAGATAGTTCTCATCAGCCAAACGATTTAAAGCCCTAAGCAAAGGGAACTCCTCTGGCTTTGCCGGGTTCCCTTTATCTTTAGGCAGTATGATTTTAGCTAATTCGGCCTTACTATAGTTATTAAACCATAAGTGGACCATCTTTTCCCCGATCTTAATATCAATTTTTCCTGTCATTTTTATTTTTTAATTAGGTTCCTACTGTTCTTACAACTTCTCCTGTCCCGGTGATAGACAAATCAAATTGCAAATAATCTCCCGTGTCAGCCGTTTCTCCTAAATTGGAAACCCAACCTAAACCCTGTCTCAAATACTCTCCAGGCTCAATGCTCTCAATTTTCCAGGTCCCAACTTCACCACTCGCCCAAAGATCAAACAACTCGTCTTGAGAGATCTGATTTGCAGCGGCCTCCTTTTGTGCATAGGATCCATTTGAGAAGCTCCAGGACTTATCCCCTGGCAATGATGCTGCCCAGTCTCCCTGACACTTATTGTTTATACTTACCGCGTCTGTTGACCCTGTGAAACCATCACTAGTTGAACACGCTACAATTTTCCAAACTGGCGTCTCATCTGTCCCCGTATTGTACGATAGAAAGACATCCTTACTCTTAATTTCTGCCATAATTTTAAATTTTATTGATTAAATGATTAAATGTTAATATTTTTCTGAAAATATAATAAGCGTTTGATTTGCTTGTCATATCAAGATTGTTTGTCAACCTAGTATCTCCAACAGTATATCCGTAATCACTTAAATCCAAATCAGTAAAGTTCAAATTTAGTAATAAATTTTGGATTTGATCAGATATTATTTCGCTATCTTCTCGACCTATATTGTTGAGGGATCCGGTCACAATATCAATATTTATCGATGCGTCAAAATGATAGCACCTTTTTACTGATATTTGACCACTTCTTATTGTTGATAAAATGATGTAGGGATACTCGACCTCATCATTAGGATTAGCGAATGTATCATATATTTTAACAGCCTTACTATTAAATGATATGGATCCATTGAGCTCCTTAAAATACCCCTTTCTTAATGCCAAATTTACATCCATAGTCTATAGTTTTTTTAAGCTGTTTGTTAATCTAAATCTCATTAATTCTGTTTGGTTTTTGAATGCAGGAATTAAAAAGGGCCTTGCAGGCATATTGATTTGCCTCAACCCCTTTCCTTTAAACTGCATAGCATAAGACTCAAAGCCTGCAGGGACGTCAACATCGCCTCCAGTTCCGAACTCAACATAAGGCGCATAGTTAACGCCTGTAGAGACCTTTCCCTCCAGATCTTTGGATAAGCCTATGATTGACCCCCTTAAGAATCCAAAGTCAACAGGAGCTCTCTCTCGGGCCTCATCCGCTATGTCCTGAGTGGTTCGTGCAATCTCGCCCTCCAACAACTCCTCAACCTTTTTTGTGATGGTTGAGGAGATATCAAAGACTGCTTGATTTGAGTTTATACTTAGTTTTATCACTTTAATTAGTTTGTTGAAGGCTCTAATAAAACTCCTGCTCCGTTATAGTTGTTCACATTAATAAATACTTGCGGATATGTAACCGAACCACCAGAAAACTTTAAAACCCCTGTAGTACTTGCGTGTCCTATATTCCAATTGTTACTAAATGAACAACTTGCAGGAAAGTTAATTTGTGACCTTATAAACTCAGGTCTAACATTTGTACCTGACTTATTTACCGTGTTGTTCCTAAAGTGAATATTAGAAGCTGTGCCGCCATTTCCGATGTAATAAGGATAAAACACACCGCTAACAATACTTTCTATTGTTTGAACCACATTAGAATCAAAAATAATATCATTAATGTTACTTGAATTATCATGAGCAAAAAATGATGTCCTTGTGGTGTTTGTTAACTCAAAATTTGCGGTGTTAAATGATATGCTATTTTTACCTTCAAAAGTTGGTGTTTGTGTGCTTATACCTCCATTATCAAAATCATTTCTATCTATTGATAAGTTTTTGTTTTTAAGATATATAACCATAGAAGCACGGTTTAAATAAGTGTTTCCTTTATTTACATACCCAGAAGTACGGGAAATATATACGCGACCATCCCAACCGCCAATGTTATTAAATGTATTATTGATAACTTTTACGCCTGTAACATATGCGCTAGGTGTAGCTACATCGTTGTAGACTCCAACCGAAACCATACCAGCAGCCACAACTCCTGTTGTTTCTTCGTGTGCTGAATATATACTTTCAACGTAATTGCCCTCAAATAATATGTTATGAGCTGTTAATTTAGCACATCTTCTAACGCCTCCAATTAATCTATTACCAGTTATATTGGTTTGTATATCTGTAGTGTAGTCGTTCGATTGATTTGCTACTTGAATTAAATCCCCATCATCACCAAAAGCGTAAGTTAATTTATTATTTTTAATTGTAGCAACTCCCGTGCCTCCTGTCTGCCAGTTTACGGATATAGAACGACTAGCGCCTCCGCTACCTCCAATACCTCCATCATTTTCAGACTTAACGGTATGAATTATATTTCCCTCTATATTAATATTTACCTCTTTAGCTATATCTGATCTTATTCCTACAGATGAACTGGTTAAATTATAGAAATCATGTAAGTAATTATCTTTTATTTCACCAGATGTTAAGGTATAAATACCATTTGCAACGATGTCACCACCGTCTAATTCTAACTTGTACATGTTAGCTTCTGTAACAGTACTATTGAATTTAAAAAAATCACTAGACAATGTGCCTCCGTTAGATGTTATTATTGGTCTACTGTCTCCGCCTATAATAGTTAATTTTCCGCTTCTGGTTATATCTATTGTTGTTGAAATTCTATATTTTTTACTATCTGTAAATTTTACCGTCTCTGAATTATCACACGCTTTTTTTATAGAAACATCATCAATAGTTACACCATCAGCAGAAGCACCAAACCATTCAGGATAAAAGAATCCATTTAAGTACAATCCAGAAAACGATACATCCGTATCAAAAACCTTTATTTTGCTACCTGTTATTTCCTTTGGTGTTGATAAAGTTCCATTACTAATAATACCTCCATTAGGCTCTATAATTACACCACTAGCCATAACTACAGTTGCCCCCCCTAAATCAATGTCATTATCTATTCTAGCAGTTTTGTTTGCGTTTGATGCATTTGATAAATCAGATGCGCTTGTAGGTGAGAAGTAATTAATAATTTCTACAGGAGAGTTTATTTTGTCAGACAGCTCTGTACTAAGTTTAGCCTCAACGATAGATCCATCATCTATAGTCTGAGGGGTTGAAGGTCCAGGCTCACCTTGGATACCTTGCTCACCTTGCAATCCGGCTGCACCTTGAATACCTTGCAGCCCCTGAGGACCGGTATCTCCTGTATCTCCTTTGATTCCTTGTATACCTTGAGCACCATCCTCTCCAGGCTCACCCTGAATACCTTGTATACCTTGAGGTCCAGTCTCACCTTGTATACCTTGAGGTCCGGTCTCTCCGGGTTCACCCTGTATACCTTGGATCCCTTGAGGACCAGTATCTCCAGTATCCCCTTTGACTCCCTGCTCTCCTTGGATACCTTGCTCTCCTTGGATGCCCTGCTCTCCTTGAGGCCCTGCAGGACCAACGGCTCCTCCCTCCTCTAAAGCTGTTGATAAATCCACAAGAATCCCACCAACTCTCTCAGCGGTGTTTGCTCCTTGTGTTGTTTCGTCTCGTACTACTTGCGATCTCTCTATAAGTCCCATATGCAATTATTTAAAAATGTCGTTAAAATCAGTATTAAAAACCCCCTCCTCTATAGTATCCATATTACCAAAAGTACTATCAAATGTAAATCCGAAAGTCTTTAAAACCGTATCAGACAGCCTATGAGAGTTATCAAAGATAGCAAATAAATTCATTTCAATATAAGTACGAAAAGGATCTACTTTAAAATTGTTTAGAATAAATTTAAACCCTCTCCAGGTCATTAGGTCCCCATTGATAAAATTGGTCTCTTTTCTGTATCTGATACGAACCCTTACAACTTGTTTTATATTTTCCTGAGAGGCTAACAGTTCAGGACTACTAGACAGCTCCTCAACCTGGGCGTAAGTCTTTAAGTACTCAACCTGATCAAAGTCACTTCCCCCGCTGTCGTTTTGCGTTGGTTGCATTCTAAAAAATGAAACCCTGTCTTTTAATGATCCTGCGGATATTGCCATCTTAAAAAAGTATTATATTTCTGTAAGGTTCAATCATTAATTTTGCCTGATCAATCAAAGCTATTGCGCTAAGTTTTGAATCAATAACGTTCTCTCTATTCATGTACAAGCCCGCTGCATATCTGCAAATAGCTATTTGCACATTCTCATCCAAAGATAAAGTATTTTTTGTGGTGTATTCAAATACAACCTTTTTACCTCCTTTTGTGAGATTGTCTTTAAAGTTTGAGAAACCGGCTGTTGTAATTGCATCAACTGGACCAAACATGATTTTGTAATTATCACAAACCTCAAGGGCTGAAAATTTAATAGTCTTTACCCCAAAACTAAGCATAGACCATTGCTCCAATTGGATCCTAGCAGCTTTTAAATACTTTTGAGCCAATGTATCATCCGTATCAAAATCAATGCGGGCATGCTCTTTAAAGAACTCTAAATCAACAGGCTCTGTTGTAAGGTCCGTTACTACCTCGTAAGTGGTTCCTGATATTGTCTGTGGTGAGCTGCAATCCTCCCATTTATCTGCATTCTTTGAGTAGTCCATAATTTAATGGTGTTAAACAAAAAGCCCCCTCATAATTGAGAGGGCTTTTATATAGGTTAAGGATATTGATTATGTTCCGGATACTAAAGTACCTTTTACGAATGCCTCATCATAGAATATAGGCAAAGCGATACGCTCTTCAATTCTGAATGTGATCATGTTCTTAGATACGTTGTCAACATCTTGCTCAAATGCTCTCAATGTCGGTGCCTCTCTATTTACTAAAGCCGCCCCTCTTTGGAAATCTCCTACCAAGAAATTACCTTGAGTGATCTTATTTGTCTTTTGAACAGATAAGCCTGCGATTTGTAATTGACCGTTAACAACTCCCACAACTCCATTTGGTAAGTTAAACTCACCTGATCCGCTCGCTTTATTTAAGATGATGCTTACAACATCTCTTGGGCTAAGCAAAACGTCTGTTGGTGTATCTTGGTTGTTTACTGCCATTTGTGCATAAGCTGCATCAATGATACGCTCAATACCCGTGTAAGCTGAATTTGATGCAACATAACTTGAGGCGTTTGGTATAATACCAGAGATATTGTTCCCAATACCATCTCCATTAAGCAACTGATTATCCTCTGCCTTAAGCAACTCAATAGGAGCCCAAGTTGAGATATAAGACTGCATCCACGCTAAATCTGATAGCATCTCCTTAGGTATTCTTAAGATACCCGCAATCCATTTAACTTTGGCAGATACGTTGTCAAAAGTAAATCCGAAATTTGGCTTATCAACCGTGTCCTCAATCGCTGTCTTATCATAATCCCAAGTATTTGGACCGGTTCCAGTTTTGGCAACAGCCTTTGGGTAGTAAACCTCGTTACCCATCGTAGATCCTGATCCTAAGATCTGACGCATATGGAATGCCTCCTCTTTCATTGGGATAACTCTGTTTTGAGTATCTCTTGTAAAGATCTCATATCCATTAAAATCCTCAAATCCGATGTCCTTTAATGACATAACCATTGGACCATTGGTGCCGATAGCTTTCATGCCATCGATGTTCTCAGCTACTGCATTATGCAATGCCTTTCTAAAGCTTTTTGCCTCAGGGGCTTTATTGCCATTTTTATGCTTTGCAGCAAACTGGTCAAAGTTCTTTTGCAGCTCCTCTTTTGTTGCATTGATTGCTTTTTCAACAGCCTCCTTAGTTTGCATGTCTTTTAATGAGGTGGCTTTTAATGCCTCAATTGCATCATTTACCTTTTTATCAAAGGCTAGGCCGTCCTCTTGTCTTTTTGCCTCAAAGTCTTTTTTCAGGGTTTTTGTGCCCTCTTCGATAGCCGATACTATGTCTTTGTGATCCATAATTAAACGTTTTTATAAGTATTTATTATTAATTCTGCAATCGTTTTGCTGTCGTTCGGCTTAACATCTAAGGTGCTTTGATCAAGCGGCCCAGAGGGAAGTGACTTTAAAAGCTGTTCGATTTGCTTTAATCGTGTATCTGAATAATCCAGATTGTATGATTTTTGTATCAAGTCAACTAGACCCGGCACAGTTTGTAAACTTTTTATATCTCCTACCCTTGCAAGTTCATTGCAGGCCCAACTGGAAAGGAAAGAATACTCCCATAAGGCATATTGCTTTATAAGGTTTCTATTTTTTTGATCTCTCTCAATAACATCGTAACCGATTGATAATTCTGCATGCAATCCATTTTCGACCATTAGTTCAATATCCGTGAACATATCCCGGCTAACTTCTTTATTCATGTTGAATTGAGAAACGGTCCAAAGTCCATAAGGATTATTTGTGTCAATCTCCTTTGGCACCCCTAAGGATACTCTTGTATCATGATCTTTTAAGACTCTGATCCTTTTATAGTTTTCTTTTACCGTCTTTTTAAATGAGCTTGGATCTGATATGTCCCCCGCTGCATCTTCATTGTTATAGGCATTTGCAAATGCAGAGACTATCCCCTTTTTAGGATCAAAATCTTTTATCTCTGTACCGAATCTTTTAAACTCCATTTGTAAAACTTTCGATAAAATTAAGTATTAAATTTAATTAAGTGAAAAAAAGAGTATTTACTTAGTTAAATATTCGTATATTTGGAGCTATTAATACTACCTTATGACAGAATCAGAAGTAATAAACCAGATCATCTCTCAACCTAAATATTACATAGGTATAATGCCCCAGAGCACCGCATCCCTATTTGTAAAAAGATGGAGAGAGGGAAAAGCGAAAAGGAAAACTATTGAGGCGTTCTGTCTTAAGTTTGGATACAAATGTGAAACTAATATCAAATACTATAAATTATGAATGAATTAGATGTAATTAATGAGGCGTTAAACATGGCAACCCTTAAAGGCTGTTTTGATATGCAACAAGTAAACAAGATTTCCCACTCTTTTGGAGTCGTTGCTCAGAGGCTTGATGAGCTTGGGAGAAAACTTGAGGGGGCTGAGAAGGATGTTGATAATCGCTTAAAACAAATCAGAAATCTAGAGGTTGAGAATAGATCTATTAGTGACTATATTTCCAATCAAAATATTCATGTAAATGAATTAAAATCAGAAATAGATCGACTCAAAAATGAACCTGAACCACATGCATCTTATGTTGTGGATCCAAGTGCTTTGATAGACAATTCTGAGCACATGACCAATGAGCTAAAAGATAAGCTAGATAAAGTAACAAAGAAACCAAAACACAAGTAAAAGCAAAGCCCCAAATTAATGGGGCTTTTTCTTTGCACATCCTCCGCAATGGCTATTGACTTTCTCATCATCTATGGACTTATTGAGAGCGTTTATCTCCTTGGTCCATTTCTCCATATAAAAGTTATTGCTTGCTAGGAGTTTTTTCTGGCTCTTAATCGTCTCAAGCAAATCAGCGTACTCCTTAGGACTTAGTATTACTTTACCGTTAGATAGTATTTTCATTTAGTTGTTATTAAATCGTCACCATCAATAACTTTCTTACATCCTGAGCAACTCACAAAAGATGCCTTTACACTTATGCCCGCTTTGCAGTTAGGGCATTTATATTTGGGCTTGCTCAAATTAACCCCTTTCCTGTGCTTGATGTTTTCGTCTTTATATCCCATTTAAACTAATTCTTTGATAGCTTTTATGCAGTCGTTAATACTTGGTTTACTTAATTTCACCACCTCGAGAGATCCGGTCTTTGCCGAACATCTGCAGGATCCTTTGGCCCAATACTTATAATTGATTTCCCAAATATTTTTGTCTGGATTTAAAACGCTTTTAATTTCTATTTCGTAGTTCATAACCTTACAATAAATGATTAATATCCCTTTTGTGTTTTCTATTAAACCTATAAAAGTGAAACAAATATAAGCCTTTTGCAATTCCCAATTTACCTAATTTTTTCATGACTGTTGAGCTGAATGCCCAATCAACGAAAACCTCACCACTAGCCAATCCAGGCTGAAACTTTACTATGTCCCATGTGGTTTTGGGGAATAACATAAATAGCCCTGCAGTCGGCTTTGGAGATGGATCAACAACATCATAGAACTCCTCAAAGTGCCTGTCAGCTATCTCAGCATGATTTAATATATTTGGATCCTCACTAAAGCCATAAGGCAACTGATACTCTAATCCTAAGCGATTTGTAAGACAGCTAATAAGCGGGTACGTATTACCATGCTTGATTATAATGTCCTCAATCTGCTTTGACCAAAATGGGTTAAGAAACAATACATCCCCATCCATGATACAGATCCAGTCACCGTCCGGAACCAACTCGCAATGGTCATTATATGCCTGGCCTAAGTTCTTGTCTCCTCTTCCTGGCGTAAAGTACCAAACCTTAGGAGTGCTCATCTTACCCCTTGAGGCTGTTTGTCTTTTTTTAAGGTGTGGTCCATTAACCAAATAACTCTGAAAAGCAATAGGATCAATCGACTTAACCTTGTATCTCCCTGAGTACTTATAAACGATCCATGGCAAAGATAGCTGATCCCTATAGGACCCAGATCTTATCTCATCATACCAAAGCTCAAAGAACTTGTCCATAGAGCGATCTCTTATAAAAAAACCGTTTTGGGTAAGTCCAAATTGTTTAGGCATTCCTGCAGCGGAGTACTTGCGCATCTGAGGTGCAACATTCTCAAAGGTATCTATTTTCTTTTCGAGAATGACCTCAGCCTCATCAAAAAGGCATCCCCTGGATCCATGCTTATGGAACAAAGCCCCTCCATTAAAGAAACGGTCAATATAAGCTGTCAAAGGTCGTCTAATAACGTACGAGGCATCAATATAAAGGCACACATCAAAGTTATCTATAAACTTATGTACATTAATCTTTATCTCCCTTGATTGCCTTTGATTGTCCCCTTTGTTTGCCACAAAAACGGACCGCCAACCGCTTACCTTTTCTTTTTTATTGTCAGTAAAAAGGACATAATCAACGTCCTTTTCCTTGTTTTTTATAGGTAATACAGAGTCGTAGCCTCCAATATTTACTGTATAGATTAATCTTCTTTGTCCCATATTGCTCGCATTTCCTCATAAGTTGACTCATTATCTATAAAACCGATTTTTGGAGTTTTGCCTTTTCGCTTTGTCTTATGGATGGCTATCATACCATATTTACCACCTAGGTCCTGAGTCCTGATTGCAGGGTATTCCTTTTTAAAACCCTCAACAGCTCTCCACGTGTCTCCTGTCCATTGACTCTGCATCCTTGGCATTGTTTGCATCTCCTTTGTGTAAGGCTTACAATTATTGATTGCAATAGCCCCTCCAGGGTTCAATGCTTTCCATGCGTTTACTATATCCTTTTCGACCTGCTCGGCTGAGTGGTCCCCATCTATAAAGATGAGACCATACCTATCATCTGAACCCTCCAATATATTTTGGTTATGCGTACCTATAACTAAAACCGGTAAAGATTTGATTTCATCAGCGAGCTTATTCAATATTTTTATTCTATCGTTCATAAGTTTTTTATTTTCTCATTAGATAAAGTGCAATTAAACAGGACATAATGCATAATACGCCCCATATCCAATTGCTTGTTACATAGTATCTGGCGACACTAATATAGGCGCCAAATATAAAAAGAGCGGGCAGATATTTTAAAACCTTATTTTTAAACATCAGATAAGTCCTCCTTTTTTAAATTAGTAATATCAAGCCCCTTGCTTGAGATTTCATCAACTCTGTTCCGCTCCTTTGTGATCATATATCTTGCAATAGTAAGCCTATCAATATACGATAATCTGCAGGCTATGCCCCAAATAACCATATCCCATTGATCAGGAGGGCACCATTCGTCCTCCTGGCTCATTGTGTCTTTTAATAAAATTTGCGCAGCAATTCCCAATTGAAACCCTGACATCTGCAATGGCTTTAACCCCCTTAAGTACTTAAGTGCTTTATTTTTCATAATAATATTTTAAAGTTTATATTTACAAATATAAATAAAAATTACTTACGTATTACATTTCCGTCTGAATTTATTTTAAGTTTAAAGGAAATTGAGCAGCGGCAATTGATCACATTCTCTGCGCTCAAGGAGTCATCCCCAGGATACCGGGCTATATCAACGCCCCCTTTGCGTTTATCAACCTCAAAGAATTGAGACATATCAATAAATCCAGAGTCTAAAAACTCCCTGTGAGAGTTCCTTGTGCGCTTGTCATCAGTCGGCATCCATCTTTTTACCATTTCAAATTTAGAGGACAAAGCTGCGATATACTTACCCTCATTCATAGCGGATACGGTCTCAGTCCTGGCAATGGCTAAAGATCTATTTTTATTAAATTTTGTTGAGTCCCGGACCTTTTTAGCTGTTACTTTTGCCCCATCCCCATTATCCATGCTATCTCTTATGATCTTGGACAGGTGCTTAATAGTGGTCTTTGTTACCTCAACAACTCGTATGGCAATGCGATCCCTCAAATATCTTAACAACAGCCTTTGCCATTCAGATCTTTGGGTCCCTAGCTTGGCAAATTGGTCGATCATGTCCTTTTGGCCTGCCATATCATCAATGATCTTTGACTCAATCTCTGCCTCTTTAATGATCTCTTTGCTGTATAGCTTGACGTATAGGGCTGTTAATTGTTTTGTGTATTGATCAGATGTCATCTGGATCATGTACGCCTCAGGGCCATCCTTTGAGATGATCCTTGAGGCGTTTGCATATACTTTGTTGAGATACTTAAAAAAGAGCGGCAAATAAATCTCCTCATTTAATTGCTGCCTTTTTAAAAAAGCCCTGTGCTCTCTTATTTCTTTGGGCGTCGGTTTAGGCATCGTCACCCTCCTCCTCTTCAATGATCTCCTCATCCTCATCATCCTCCAGGGCCATCAATGGATCCACATCCAACTCCATAGGATCCCTGTTGATTGATTCCAATGTACTCAGCCCGCTTGGGACATAAACCTTATCCATGTTAGGATCTGTCATCTTATCCCATCCGGTCATTTCTCTTTTTTCGTTTGGTGAGGTCCACCACATTTTGGCGGCTGAGTCAGCCAATGACTTAACCTCCATACTAATCTCACTAAAGACGGTATAGTCAAACTCAATTACTAAATCATCCCCAAACTTAGGGCAGAGCCATTTATTCAATATGCCTTTCCTAGCCTCAATCAATGGGATGACTGCATCTGTGATTAAGGCCTTTCTTGACTCAACCATGTTATTTTCTGTGCTGTTCTTATCGCTAAATAATCCTATAGGCACATGATACACATTACAAAGCTCACCAAGCATCTCAGATTTTGCCTCAATGGTGTTCATATCAACAGGACTAAACCCGATCTGGTTCCATTTCATTGCCGCTGAGGTGATAACAATTTGCCCCGCCTTATCTGATCCCTTATACAATTGAGACCAACGATCTTTTACTGCGGTGGCCTGTGGCTCTGTCAATTGGGCGTCTTTCTCAGCCGACAAAATACCTGCAGGGCCTTGGTTCTTGAACATTGCCCCCTGACTAATATCAGCATCCTTGTATCTTTGCATCAAGCGTCTACAACTAATTAAAGGACTCATCCCATAGACAGCCTCCTGGGGATCTGCTCCAGAGTTCAATGGGTTCCATATCTTAAAATGAGCCATGTCCTGAGCCTCTATTGGATCAGATGCATAGGATAACTTATATTCTTTTACAGGGTTTTGAGCCCCTCCGGTGACGATACTAACCATGGTGGCAGGAGGCACATGCAACTCCTGAGGCTTATTGGCATTTACACCAACTCCAGGAGTCCAGGCCCATAGGTAGGAATCACCAGTTAAAAGCTTATATCCATCCAATTGCTCCCAAAGCTCCTCAAGGGTTTGCTCTGAGTTGGGGTTGTGCAATAGCTGTTCGATTTCGGATCCCTCAACTTTATCTAGTGAGGACTTCATCATCAAACGACAATTTGCAATATCTTTTGGGGTTTGGGATAGTGTGAGTTTTGTTTTGTACTTGTTGTATTCAGTCTTATTGGTAACCCTGTACACCTCAAAAGGAACTATTGAGGACTTTGATATAATCAGGGATATAATGCCGTAAAGGTTTGGGATATCCTTGTATCCCTTATCAATGTAAGTGTCTTTATTATCTCCAGGATATAACCATTGTCCAGAGGCCCAAGAGTATTGCAACTGAGGACCCATTGCCTTTGACATTAAGAAAAGAGCCGTTTTTTTGAATATATTCATTTTAAATAATTTTTGATAAAATTAGTCAATTTTTTTTATTATATAACGAAAAATTCAGGCTTTGATAAAATACGGCTTATTGATTGGCATAGTGCATCGTTTAAATCCGTTCCAGTATTTGGGAAAAGTAATATACCTTGCTTCTCATCATGGTAAAGCCTGTCGAGTAGGGATTGCCTGCAATACACAAGGCCCGCCTCAGCGTATGGGCTCGCAAGCTTGGCCCTTGCAATCTTATCTCCTCCCTCCACTTGGATCTCTATTGCAGCAACCCCATTGCGGGTAAGGGTTTGCTTTGCCGACTTACCAGAGGCCTTTGCTTCAATATAATGAGGAGCTTTGACGGCTCGCATCCAGGTCATAAGCTCAGGGAACTCCAACCACTTAAATCCAATGGCATCAATGTACATCTTATTTTCAATCTTACCGGCTGTTACAAATGCAGAGGCAGAGTTCTCCTCCTTTTCTGTATAAGCTAAATCCCAATCAGTACCGACCTCAACCATGTCTGATAGCTTCGGAAACTCATTATCCGGAACACCAATAAACCATTTTTTCCACAGACCTCCTCCCTCTGGAGCAGGGATCTGGCCAACTTGTCCCGCATATCCGTATGACCCCAGGTCAGTCCTCATCTCATCGAGTACCTCCTTAGTCATTCTCACCGGATCTAATAATCCATTGATATATTTAGCCTTGAGCTCAATAGGCTTTACCTGATCCGATAGCTCACCTGGCAGGCATATGTGTCTGATCTTTTTCTTAGGCTTACCTAACCAGTTCCCTGTTGGATCCTCTTGGTGTAGTCTCTGCATGACCAGAATGCAAGGAGTGACAGCCTTTGACACCTTTCTACTGGATAGCGTTTGATCCATAAATGAGGTGGCGGCTGCCCTCTCTACGTCTGAGGCGGCTCCTTTGGGATTGATGGGATCATCTACAATATGCAAATGAGCATGGAAACCAGTCGCGGTTCCTTTTGTTGAGGTTGAGTATCTCTCTCCTCCTCTGGTGTTTTTATAATGTGTCTTATTATCTTGGTCAGGCTTAATCTGTACCCCTGGAAACATCCTTTGATATCTCTCTGACTTGATCACATCTCTACTTTTTACCGCATGATCCGTGGATAGGGACGCGGTATATGATGAGGTCATTATCCTAGCCCTTGGGTCAATGATCCAAACCCATGCAGGCAGCATGACAGTACAAATGGTTGATTTGGTTGTCCCTGGAGGAATGTTTATCAATAGATCATGTAACTTTGGTTTGCGGTCCCTTACACGCTCCACAAGCTTTTGTAATTCGTCACAAAGCAACTCAATATGCCAATTATATACCATGTCCTCAGGTATAACCTCGCTTACAAACATCTTAAAGAAGTAGTAAAAGGACCTTTTGCAAAGTTCTATATCAATGGCCTGCTCTGTTTTTGTATTCATTGACTACTCCTCCTTTTTAATTTTTGCCTTTTCAAATAATTGTTTGTGCATCAATAGCTCCTCGGTGGTAAGCTTAGAGAGGTCCAGGTCGGCCTCCTTTTCCTCAATCTTATTATGCATGAATAGCCTCTCGCTAAACTTTGCCGGGTTCATTCTGGCCAATGCCCATTGTCTGGCATCAATCCTGAGCTTTGCCCTTTGGATCACATTTGTATTGACTTTCTCCTCTCCGGTCCTGTCATCAATGTAAGTATCCCCCTCCTGATCATCTGCTATGTCCAGGGTCTCATCGAATAGCTGTTCATGTCTACACGCCTGCGCGATAAGATACGCCTTTTCTACTTTTTTATCTGCATTGATCCACTCAAAAATGGTCTGATAGGTTGGAAAACATTCTTTGTGGTTTACCGCATTTTTTAAGCTCATATTGCTTGCAACAAGCTCAAATATTTCTGTGAGATATTGTTCCTTTTCCTCTTTAGTGTATGCCATAGCTGTTAATAATTTGTGCTAAAATACGAAAAGTAAATAACAAAGTATATAAGCCATAAATAAAACGGATTATATACGGATGTTAGCTTTCATTTAAAACTACATCGAGTAATGGAATTTTAAATATTTAATGTCAGTTATTTTTATAAAAACCCATCCTGCAAAATCATCTCCAAAATATACTCCATCACAATACTGGTCAACCCAAACATTTTTTAAGTAATCAAAATCATCTGACACATCTTCTATATATACGTCTTTAGGTTTTTTTTCTGTTATACTAAATTGGGACGTAAAACCATAATATTTAATATATTCTAGAATGTCATTATAAGTTTCAGAAACTACGTAGTCTTTTACAATTTTTAGGTTTTTTTCTTTTAATTCTTGCTGCTCTTTATCGTACGCTATTAAAGATGCATGAGCTTCATTATATTGTTTCCGTTCCTGTTCTTTCATAATATTTTCTATTATTTATCAGTTAAAAACTTTTTATAAAATACAAAAATTAAATTTTAATTTTAACTTAAGTAATAAATATCTGGCGTATCTGATTCCTCGTAAGTAACAATTGCGTACATATCACGACAACCTCTTCCGCTATCAATATAAGGCTTTATCCATTCCAGAAAAGACTCAATCTCATCTCCGTAGTTTTTTATATTACTTCTTGTGCTAATAGACCAACTTTCACTTATGTCATCAAACCACATACTACTTGCTGCTCTATTTATACCAAAATAATAACTCGACCCCTTAAACAACCACTCACATCTCCCGTCAGGTAAAGGAAAGTTTTCAGGCTTTTCCTCCACATCTCCCATCATATATTTTAATGATTCAATTACATTCTCAGGAGTGTCTTGCTTCAATTCAGCTCCAAATATTAATTCCGTATACATTCCCATATTTCCTACTCTTTATCAGTTAAAAACTTTTTATAAAACCCTTTGTAATCATCAGTAAACAACAGCTCAAAACCATCAAGCCTATCAAATCCCTCAACTATAAACTCAGTTACATAGTACATAAACTTTTTACGGCTCTCTGGCTTTGTCAATGGAGCTATGTCAATTATCTCCTCATGTTTGATATTGTACAGATAATTAAATATGCCATTTCTGTAATCAAAATCAGCCCTCGTAAGACCCAATGTCGTTTGATTTGACTTATCCCCTAGTATTGACTTAATAATGCCTTGGAACTCCTCCAGAGTCTCCACAACCCACACAACAAACCCCTGCAGATCTAATTGAGCATGTATTTTTTTCTGAGCCTCTGAGGCAACTCCTCCTGGTTTTTTCATTTCAATAAAATAAGTCCTCTTACGATAATGAAAAACAAGATCAGGAACTCCTGCAACAACCCCCATTGCTTTTAACTTATTAGCTGTTATTGGATCCCTTAACTCTCCATTGGGTACATGATACAACAACCCTCTTAAATGCGGGTAAGTTGTATTGAAGTGATCAAAGCAATCTGCTTGGATTCTAGCTTCTGATTCTTTTCTCTCGTCTTTTGCCATTTTATTAATATCTAAGTTTAAAATTTTTATAGTCTCTTCCCTTAACTCCTCATTGTCCAACATTCTCTGGATAGTATCTGGACCTGGAATTATTGCTCCGGTTTTTATAAACTGGAATATTTCGCGATCTGAGTAAAATGGTTTTATAGGCATATATTTGTATATATTTTCATCAAATAAATGTGATCAACATTTGAGTAAGTTTTTGCATAAAATCCTTTGTACAATTTCCCTCCGATTTTCTTTTGAGATCTCTCAAAACCTTTTGCGCTTAAAATACGGCTTAATTTGTTTGATGTTATAGTCGGATCAATCTCATATATAAATCTAGTTAAACAAGCAATAGGCATAAAATCCTGAGGCGCTGAAAAATCAGGCTTAATTAATAGCTTACTTATAGAGCTCTCTAAAAAAGAGTCCTCACCAATCATTGACGACCTTATTTCTAAAATCTTATTTGAGATATCTTTTAGCTGTTGATTTAAAGATTCTATCTGCTTGATTACTTTATTTTTTTCTCTTTGATTCATAGCTGTTTTTTTTGTTTAGTTAAATTTACTTTTACAAATATAACTCTTTACTGGTCACTAAAACAAAAAGTTATGTTAAATTACGCATTATATACAACAAAAAAATACTGAAACACATATTTATACATATATTTTCTACATAAAAAGGCATAATATAAAGAAAAAGAGCATATAAGTATTTTACTAACTGGTCACTGGTCATTTACTGGTCACTCAACTTATCAATGATAGTAAGACTTAACAAAGCTTTTTATCTATTTGACCAATAACCAATAAAATTAAAGAGTTTCACATAAAGTTACTATATACTATTATTAACAGTATATACCTACCTTTTCCCTTTTATAGAAAATTAGGTGGTCTAGGTGGTCACTGGTCACTTTTCGCCAAAAAAGTGTTAAAAACAAAAAAGAGCCATCTTCCGACAGCTCCTTTTTACCTTGTTGTTATTTTTTTTTAAAACATTTCTTTTTGTCCCTCATCTACAATATCCCGATAAGCTCCTTTTATTTTTTCCACATACCAACCCCTGATATATTGTCCATTTACTTTTTTACGTCCTCTCACGTGTCCTACTTGCTGCATCATTCTGTTGATGTATCTATCATTAATTTTAATAGAGCTTACGTCCTGCAGATGCATGGCAACCTCAGCCGTTGTATAAAAGTGCCGTGTGTCCTCTGATTTTCGGAAATATATTTTTATTAGGTCCTTTTCCGTTTCGTTTGATTCGTAGTTCTTATTCCTTTGATCTTGCATCAATCTCTCCTCTGGGGTAAGGCTTGACACATAAAGAGGGTCAAGATACATGGAATATATTTGAGCCCATAATTTATTTATAGGAACTAAGGGAACGTATCTCTGCCAATCGATGGCAGTAACATTGAAACAAAGCCACCGGCTGTTGTGAGAGTCTAATAAAAACTCATCACTATTTGTTGTACCAAAAAAGTTTGCGCGCCTGTGCATCATTATTGATTGCTTTTCATAGGGCTTTCTCTCTTTGACTATCTCCTGGCTTATAAGGGCTTTGATCTTACTAATATCCAATTTTGACATCTGGGCCAATTCGTCAATATTTATAATAAAGTTTTCGGCCAAGGCAATAGATAAATCTTTATCATTCCTGGGCAGGCTAGATGTAAAGTAATCAGATCCAAAAGGGTTGAGCCATGAGAAAAATTTTGACTTACCTATGCTTTGATTTTCTCCAGATAAAACAAAAACATATCTATTGTACTCAAAATCAATTGCGCACTCAATAGATCGTACTAACATCTTTTCGAGCATGGATCTAAAAAAGTATTGATCATCAACAGAAAAGCAGTCAACAAGTATTGACATGTAATCAATGCCATCATGTGGAGGTAAGCTGTCAAAGTAATCCCGCATAGGATCCACTTTTTTAACGAATGAGGAATGTATCAAAGTCTGAGTTTTGTCTGAGGGGTATTTGATACCGGACTCCTCAATCTTTACTAAGATGTCATTTATCTCAACCAATTTATTATCGTCAACCAGATCTCCTGTGATGACATTCTTTGATAGGTTGTAATTTCTTTTAAGGAATGACTTTACCAAAAATATAGGCGGTTTGTTCTCGATGTTAAACTCATCTTTGAACTCCTCAAATACTTTTTTGAATACCTTTTCGACCTTATCAGCATTTAATAAGTGTTGCTCACATTGCATTCTTATGTCCTCAGCGTTATACATTCGGCCTGATTTGTTCATCATGTGAGCAAATGCATATATTTGTTTCATGGCTGATTTTTTCTCCTCTGATAAGGTTTCCATCTCAGTCTCAATTGGCAAATAATCAGATACAAAAAAATCCTCTTTTAAAAATAGTTCCTCATTCATTTTTAATATATTTTTTTAATTGTGGGGGTATAAATTTATTCTAAAAAACAATACAACAGCCTATTTGGTGCACATTTCTTTTCTTATTGCGTCCAACTCACTAAGTAAATGGCTGTATTTTTGGCCGTGTTTTTTGTTGTGAGATATAACTATCCTTAAGTCTGACATCCTTTTAGCCTTGGCTTTTCTTATCCTTTTACGGGCCATCTTTTCAAATTTTGGAGGGTTTAAAACGGTTTGAAGTGACACAGCACTCCCTCCAGGAACTCCCTTATAATTGAAGTAAAATATAAAGTATCCTTTTGTCTCCTGTTCGATGACGACCTCAACGCCGTCAATGTCTATTGTTTTAAAAATCATTTTCTAAAAATTTTCCATCCTCCCAAAATCCCGCAGTCTCCATGCATTCGTTACAGATGATTGATACTTGTTTTATAACGTCATTCTCAATATTCTCAATTGTTGAGTAAATATTAAAGCTTTGGCAATGCTGGCATTTTTTAGGGTATTTCTTTTGAGCCTCAATTTTTTTTAAAGAGAAGCCAGACATAATTTTTAACCTACCCGCATCATCTAAGATATAACTTTTCATTTGTTTTCAAGTTTTAGCATTTTTTCCTGTCCCTTGTTGATAGCCTCACGGGCCGTCTTTTTGTATCCCGGCACTCCTTTCCTCAAATAAGAATGAGTCTCAATCATCTGATCACTATACTCAATGGCCTCATAAGCTGTTATATATCCGCTTGCAACATATCCTCCTAAGGATATACAAATAGCTCTTAATTGTGGGTGTCCGTTGTCTACGATGCTCGCAAAGGCTTTTGATGCGTTAGAGAATATGCGGCCTTTGTCATTATCCCCATACTCAATCTGGCTTTTATCAACAACCACCGCTGAGAAAAAATCAGCCTTTTTGCCTTTTTTGGTCCACTCTTTGGCGTCTGTTCTAAATAGGACGTTCTCATCATAGCTAAGGAAAAGAGGTAAAACGCAATTTTGTCCAGTACCGTCCCATCCTTTATACTTATCAAGATCCAATCCCATCCCAAAATAATATTCTTTGAACTCCTCAACTGTTTTTACTATTGGTATTCTTACAATAAACTTAACCCCTTTTTTTGAGGGGCTAAGGAATGCAAAAATAATGCAATCAAATTTATTAAAAAGGAATTGCTTAAACTCCTCTGCATTATCTATGTGATCAAAGTCCAGGACCATCAGTCCTGTAAAGCTTAATATATTTTTATAAGCCCTGTTTTGACCATCCAACCAAACGCAAGGCGTAAAATAATACAGATTATTTTGCTTAAGCTCTGCCTTTAGTTTCATGTCGTTGTCCTGCTCTGCTTTGGCAATAAGTCTGAATGTCTCCTTTACTTTCTCTGAGGGGTTGCCTGTGGCATTGATTACATAATCTAGATCAATTGATCCAATAGGCTTTTTTGACTTAACCTTAGCAGGAAAATATTGAAATACAATATCTTTTAAATTCATTATGAATTATTCCTATGATTGATAAATTTTTCACCTAGCTCCTCAACATGCAGACCGTACTCATTGCATGATATAAAATTAAGTTTTATCATTAGGGCCAATGCCTCAGGTTTTATAAACTTAATTAATTGATCCTTTGACTTTATCATTAATAAAATACGGTGAGTAATATGGAAATTCTCCTCATCAGTTAAGATGTCTGCATTTAAAAAAGTATCTAAAAATCCTATTTGCTCCTCAATTTTGCTCATTTTGTTTTCTTTACAGGGTTAATCATTTTATTTTTTGGATCCTTTTTTGGCTTTACTATGATTGGATCAATCACTTTTATATCTTTTATATCCATGGTGTAGGGATTATATGATTAAGAATAAGTAATGATACGATTGCGTAAATTACTACAAAAATACTGAATGAAAATGATTTATATTTTTTTAGATTATAATATTCATGTGCAAAAAATACATTTATCAAGGCAATTAAAACGATTGTAAGTTGTACTAAGATTTCCATTTTTTTTTGAATTAAAAATTAAACATAAACTTTTTTGGTCGGTACGTAAAAAGAAAGTTCTCTTTTGATTTTGTAGTCTTTATCCTTATATACTCTTACCACTTCTTTTTTACTCTCCTTTTTTACAGGCTTATTTGAAGCCATTAAATTTGAGGTAAAAATCAAAACGATTATTAATATTAAATTTCTCATACTCAAAAATACAAAATTTTAGTACAATAAAAAAATAATTTATGTTAAAGTTTTAAATAGTTGATATTTTAGTACGGGCCTATTTTCTGGAGGCGCGTCTTTTATCATTTGCTTAAGCTCCTGGACCAATTCATCAAATAAGCTGTTTGATGCCTTTTCAATTTCTTTTTTCATTTGATACTTTTTTCTGGCCATCCGGTCCATCTCGATCCATTTATCTTGAGTGAGCTTATCCGCGTTGTAAATCTTATTTGACAGCTCTGGAGACTCAATGCCTTTTGAATTGAATTTACAGGACATTATGGATCCTATCTCTTGATCAAGTATTTTTGAATAGAAAAATAGTTCCTTTAGGATTGCCCCCTCTACTATGAGGCCATATTTATAAATGAGGACCCCTTTTTTTGAGATCCTCATACCTATATAAACTAGTTTTTTAATGTTCATCTACCCTCTTTATTAAATTATTGACTGTATCATTTATTTTGTCAGTAACCATACTTTTATGTAAATAGTGTTGATACATAAAATTGTTTTTTATCATTATTACTCTCACATAAGAGCCATTATGATAATTAACTATTTTTAATTTATACATATTCAGTCTTTTTTAAATGGTTTAAACGATTCCTTAAAATGCAATGGACCTAACTGGTGACCTTTATATATTCGCACCTCTATAAAATGATTCCCATTAATTTTTTTAACCTCTAATTTATACATATTCAGTCTTTTTTAAATGATACAAAAATACCTTTTCATTGTCGATCTCATCAATCTCCTTAATATCAAAGACCTCGTATCCATGCAGACCTAAATTATTAAGCTTAACCTCAAGTAGATCAAGATTATATCTGCTTACTTGATAAGAAAATATTTTATACTTAATTACCTCCTTTGTTACTGTCACAAAATCGCCTTTTGGCGTTAAAGAATTACTCATTTTTATAGTTTTAAATTGTTATTAAAAAGGGCAATCAAAGTCCTCACCAGATGGCCTGTTACCTTTTGATGCGTTTTGTCTGTTGGTTAGTATTTGTATGTTCCATGAGTGGTATCCATGGAGATTACACCGTCTGTCTAGTGTTGCATTTTGGCCACGTCGTCCTTTTGACATATATCCGGTACGGCCACAAAACTTAAGGAACCACTCAAGGGTAATTGTAAAAGAAATGCCTCTTGACTTTGCCTTTTGTTTCATTTGAGAGTAACGGACCTTTTTAGGGCTACGCTCTCTCAGCAATCTTGCATAGTGCTTATGACATAACATCCCTTTTCTTTGGTCTGGATCGTTTTTACATCCATAAGCACAACAATAAACCCCCTCACGTTTCTTAGTTTCTGAAATTTTCAAAGCTTCATTTTTTTGATTTCTCTTATTATGGTCCGGCAATCCTCACAAGTAGGATGAGCGTCTTTGTAGTCTACCTCAACAGATGCATCCAGATCAATTGAGGGGTCACATAAAACGGTTTCTTTATTCATTGGATGCAATGCATGCCACGTTATTCCTGGCACCTTACAATCATCCTCATCGAGTATTATTCTAACTACTGGCATGAGTATAATTATTTTTTGACCCCCTTAGATCCTATCATCCAACCAAAAATAATTGGACTGTATTTACCTAATGGTATCTTTAGATTTTCGCTTATATTCCATATTAAAGATCCAATTAATCGTTTAGGCGTTTGTGAATTAAAATACATCATATCTATTTATCTTTAGGTCCGTACCCCATGAATAATATTACCTCAAAAGATCTTATCTCAATTCTTGACAAATCAAATGAGTAGACTTTTTGTTTCCAGGCCTTATCCTCCTTATAAATGAATTTTACTGCCTGTAATTTTGCACTATTGCTTTTAAGGATCTCATCCTTAAATCCTTTTGTTACACATTTTAAAGCTTTAAAAGTTTCCTTTTTTTTGCCTGTAGTTATAGTATACACTATGTTACAATAAAAAATAGGTCTTTTGTTTGGAGGGCAATTTGCCTCAGCGTCTTTGTTCATTTCTGATTTCATTTTATTCGTCATATTAATTATTATCAAGATACATTTTTTCCATCCTATCAACCCATCCCTGAGGGTATTTATATTTTTTCATTATGGCGTAATCGATCAACTCAAGATCCTTGTTTAAAAGTATCTGACGAACGATCCATCCTTGACCTTTCATTTTCTTTGCGATCCTTACCTCCTCTAATTCTTGGATGGTCATGGACCCCCATTGTTTACCTACTAGGTGAGCGGGCAAAAGTTGATAATTTTCAAGCTGTACGAACTCAATTTCTTTTGGCTCTTCTTTTTTCTTTTCAGGAAATATAAATCCGCAATGTTTACAAGTTGGGACCGATACATGATTGAAGCACCCGCAACCTGGATTTCCTTTGATATCATTTTCTGACTCCGGACACTCTTTTATAGGTGCGACGCCTTTCTCCTCTTTTTTCTTATGGGTCAAACTAAACTCCTGATCCTGCTCCCAGAAACCATGCTCAACAATATTTGACCCCATGTCTATTATCGTAAAAAAATCCTTAACAGCTATTACACCCTTCGGAACTATACGCGAACCACGTCCACACATTTGGAAAAATAGAGGCTTTGATTTTGTTGATCTGTTTAGGATAACGGTCTCAATGCTCCACTCATCAAATCCAGTTGTTAAGATATCGCAATTATTTAGGATAGCTCCAGGAGTTTTTGAGAACCACTCCAAAATATAAGTGCGCTCTCTCTTTGGAGTGTTGCCATCAAGATGCATTGCATTATATCCGGAAAGTATAAAGCTCTCACAAACCTTTTTGGAGTGCTCGACATTCACATTAAATACAATAGCCTTTGATCCTGGAGCAAATTGCTCATATTTTTTTACTACTCCAGAGTAAAGAGATACTTTGTTGAATGCGTCAAACATAGATTTTATGTCAAAATCTATGCCTTTCATTTTTATTTTGGAGGTATCAAATGCAGCTCCAAAGCTTATTGCAGGAGTTAAAAATCCTAACTCAATTAAATCCTGAATAGATACAGACTGGACCATCTCTTGGTAGTAGTCTGATAATTGGTTCATGTTTCCGGTTCTTATTGGAGTAGCTGTTGCACCAATCACAAAAGCGTTTTTAAAAGCATCAAGATCCAGGATCTTATCAAATGTTTGTTTGTGAGCCTCATCAATAATTATTAAGTCAACCTCTGGAGGCGTTCTCTTAATTAGTGTTTGGATGGTTGCAACGTAGCAATCTTGTCCATGTCTTACCGGCCTTTGCCCTTGTATTATTTGAGGGTTGAGTCCGTACTCTCTTAATTTCTTAACAGCCTGATCAAGCAACTCCTTTCTGTCTACAACTACAATTACCCTGCGGCCCGCTAATATAGTGCTCCTCGCAATGTCAGCGAATGTAACTGTCTTACCTGATCCTGTGGGCGCACAAAGCACAACTCTTTTAACACCATTTACAAATAAACCCCTTATTGCATCTTTTAAATCCTGCTGATATCCTCTTAGTCCAAAATTCATTTTTAATTATTTTTAACAAATCTACAATATTTTAGTACAATAAAAAAATAAAATCAATTATTTATTTTAAAAATTCCTAGTTTATACATTTCATATATGATACGGGCCTCTGATATTGCGTCAGATGCTCCCCTATGCATATGATCAATTTCCTCATCAGGGAAAAAATAACACAAAGCCTCCTCCACGGATGGTAATTTATAGGCCTTGCCTTTCCCTGGCAATTTTATAACGTTCCTTAATAACTTCATAGGGCAATCTAATTTATTATTGATCTCAATATTATTGGACTCAAGAAAACTAAAATCAAATGTATTATTATAGGCTGTCGCCCCTAGTGGATAGCTGTCAATAATTCTCTGGATATTTTCCTCCTCACCTTGTATCCTATCTGCAGGGACTATGTCTTTTGCACTCATATATCCTTTTGAAACGATCCAGGAGGACATCAATTTTTTAAATGGGACCATAGGATTGAATACCTTATCATATAATACCTCAATTAATCCATTACTTAAATCAAGGCTCACAATCCCTACCTCTGTTATGCCATCCAACCTCCTATCAAATCCTGTTGTCTCTAAATCTAAAATTAAAATTTTTTCTGATTCCATTTTATTACTTTAATATTAATACACAAATATAGTACAAAAAAAATGACATTTTATTTTTATTATCCAAAATGTTTATTTACATTTGTCTCAAGCAAAATTAAGAAACCTAAAAATATGGCTACAAATGAAGATTTAAAAAAAAGAGTATTGGACGCAAAGTCCTCACTACCTAGCAGCGGAGTCTCATCTTTATTTTTCAGATATTATAAAGACGTTAAAAAGACACAAAAAAATAGGACTAAATTAAATAACATCCTACAACTTAGATCCTGTGATCAGGACTTTACAGAAAAAATTGAGGGCCTTGTTAAATTACTAGACTCTTACAAATCAGAAAAATCAATTTAAAATCAATTAAAATTATGAGTACAGACGCATTTATCAACGAGGATTATCAGTTACCATCTACAGGCGGTTTTACTAAAATTGAATCAGGCAAAACAAGATTAAGGATCTTAACATCTCCTTTAATGGTTTGGGTAGTTTGGGCCAATGGGAAAAGCATTCGATTACCTTATGACAAAGACAATAAACCTGCATTACCAGAGGGTGACAACCCGTCAGTAAAACACGCCTGGATCATGGGTGTATTTAATTACAATTCAAACTCAATGGAGATATGGGAACTTGATAAGATGACTCTTATCACCGCAATACATATGCAGTCAAAAGATGTGGATTGGGGGCATCCTAAGCATTATGATATTGAGGTGACTAAAACAGGATCAGGCAGAGAAAACACAAAGTATGCAATGATTGCAAAGCCAAAAGCTCCTGTAAGTGAGGATGTTAAGGAGGCTTATTTTAATACTCCTATGGACTTATCTCAGTTACTTGTTGATGGTGGTAATCCATTCTTACCATCATCAGGCACAGCAGCTCCTCCGGCAGATAATGGAGCAGCAGCAGAGGCAGCAAAGATTGCAGCGGCAAAAGCGGCAGCGGATCTGGCGGCTAAAACGGCAGCAGCACAAGCGGCTCAAGCGGCTCAAGCGGCTCAAGCGGCTCAAGGACCAACAAATGATCCCCCATTTTAATCAAACATAAATTTTAGTTAACAATCAAAAAGGCCTGGGACTAAATGCCTAGGCTTTTTTTAATAATGGAAAAAATGAAAATTCAGAAAATAAATATCAAAAATTTTAAAATGATCGACAGCTTTGAGGCTGAGGTCCATGGTAAAAGTATGTATTTAATTGCAGGCAATGAGGAGGGTAAAACTTCGATACTGGATGCAATTTGGGGAGGTCTGGGCGGTGCTCGATCAATGCCTCCAAAACCTTTAAAAGATGGTGCAAGGCAGGGTTTAATTGAGTTGGACCTTGGAGATATTATTGCCCGTACTATTATAAAAAAGGGCAAAAAAGTCGAGTTACAACTTGAGAACAAAAATTATAGTGATGAGGCAAACCGCTTTATCTCATCTCCACGGGCTTACCTTGATAATTTAATTGGGGTTATTGATTTTAATATCAATGATTTTTTTGCACTTACCCCTCAAAAGAAAATGGAGTATTTAGGAAAGGTGTTGAGTCAGGACTTTTCTGTATTTGATGCAGATATAAAAGAGGCAGAGGAATCCAGGGCATTTGATAAAAAAAGGCTGTTGGAATTAAATGCAAATTTTGATTACTACGATGCAAAATTGCTTGACAAAAAGCCTGTTGATCTTATTGAGGTAACCAATTTAATTAATGATGAGGTCCGAAAAAGTGAAACTGTAAAGAGAATTGAGGATGGTATTGGGGAGAGGACTGCAATGATTGCAGAAATGGATAAGGATATCCTTGAGCTTGAGGCAAAGATAAAAAGGACTAAAGAGTTTAGAGAGGTTAAGGAAAAGGAGATTGAGGATGCTAAGGCGTGGCTATTAGTTCCCAAAAATATTCCAGATCTAATTGGGTTAGAAAAATTGAGAGAGGATCAATTAAACTCTGATAAATTAAATAAGGAAATTGCAGAGGCTAAAAAAATGAGTCTTATTGACCTGGAAATTAAGGAGCTTGAAAAGTCTATAGCTGAGCAAAACGAATACATAAAAGAAACCAGACTCAAAAAATCAACAGCTATCTCCTCAGCCATTGAGCCAATAGGATTAACCTTTGATGAGGCATCTAATAAGCTAACTTATAAAGGACATCCTTTTGATGCTATGCAAATTAATACGGCCTCTCAGCTTATCCTAGGCATTAAAATGGCCTCAACCTTATTAAAGGATTTAAAGATAGTAAGAGTTGATGCAACATTGATTGATAATAAGAACTTTGCAAAGGTCCTTGAGTGGTCTAAGGAACAGGACATTGAGATGTTTATTGAATTAGTTGACAGAGATGGAACTGAGCTACAGGTAAAACTTATTGACTAATGAAAGTTGTCACTATAGAGGTAGCCAAAAAACCCTGGGCAGAGACTCCTCTGGCCTGGGGTATTCCCTCAATCCCAGGACCGCTTGGATTTAATAAAGTTTTCTTTTACCCTAAAACAAAATGTAAATATAAAGACGGGTTTTTGGATCTGCCTTACTGGATGTATAATAAGCATTTTGCAATGGAGAAAAATAAGCCTGTCATCTTGAGGAGTGTTGAGGTTGATGTTTAACGGAATACGGCTATGAAGCGTTGCCGATTAAAACGCTCTAACTTTCAAATAATAAACGAAATGAGTAAAGAGAACGAACCTTTAGGAAAGCACGAAAACGGCAATGATTTTATAGCCGATGTTAGCGGTAGTGTTATTAAACCGACAATAGGATTAACACCTAAAAGATTTTATGAAGAACGAGTAAGGGCAGAGAGATTCAACCAAGTTTGTGGTGCGATTTCAAGATACTACAATTCTGGATTGAAAATAAATATTGAATGGATTGAAGAATATAATGACTTGGTTGAAAGCGTTGGCAAACATTACCGCTAACTACCATATATAAAACCGTTTTAATGTTTTATATATAATGTTAAACATATGTTAATTATTTTTTTATTGTACTATTTATGTGTACATTTATAATATAATTGTAATCAACCTAAATAAAACGCTATGAAAAATTTAATTAAAAAGTTATCAGAAATCAAAGAGTCAATAGACATTGGTACTAGGGCAAATACATACAGATTATGAGAATAGTAAACAAACAAGAATTTTATAAACTACCTAAAGGTACTTTGTTCGCTAAATACGAGCCAATTATATTTGATGGTTTATGTATTAAATATCAAAATACGTATAACCATAAAAACGAACCTATAGATTACGTTTATGAATCTTTATTAGGTAATGTTGATTGTGAAAGTTCTGAACACTTCGGAGATATTTTATTTGAAGCAGAAGAAAATGGAAATTCTTTTAAATTAGACTTTGATTGTATCGAGCGTGACGGATGCTACGATGACGAAGAGTTATTTGCTGTTTACGAAAAAGAAGATGTAGTTAAATTTATTAGAAAACTTAATTTTTGCAAATCAATTTTAGAGCAAGAGTGATTCGGCTTTTTACATTGTGGCTAACGGCTACGGCTATGAATTGAAGCCGACAAAAAGAAAATTTATTATTAACTAACAAGACCTAATTAGGCTTTTATTTATAGCCATTGTTAGGCATTTTTAAAATTATGAACAAGATAATAGCAAACAAGAGTATACTTGAGAATACATCCTTAAACTGCATTTTTATAGCAACTAAAGCAACAGAGGAAACGCAGTGCTTAGGGAATAACAGAAACCACATTCAATGGGTAGGAGATTTAGATATACCCGTACCTGACGTTGCTGTTTTAATTATGGAACTGTACGATGAAATTAAGCACGGTGATGATGAGCATAAACTATGGTTAAAAGAAAAAATGCAAGAGTTTATAGACCGAAAGTGTGTTTAATTTTTATTGTGCCTAACTACCATATATAAAACCGTTTTAATGTTTTATATATAATGTTAAACATATGTTAATTATTTTTTTATTGTACTATTTATGTGTACATTTATAATATAATTGTAATCAACCTAAATAAAACGCTATGAAAAATTTAATTAAAAAGTTATCAGAAATAAAAGAGTCAATAGACATTGGCAAAATTGGAGTTTACTTTGTTTACTTCTTATCATTCGTCTTTTTAGCTGTTGCTTTAATTACTTGCTTTTCTTTATTGTTCGCAATAATTACTGGACGTATTGATGCCTCAGGATTTTAATATGAAAAGGACCTCAAAAGCAAACATCAAAAAAACCTCTCACCCATTAACAAAAGGGGAGAGGTTATCTTACCACATAGATAAAAACAAAAACACGAAATTATTAATTGATCTTTTTGATCTGGAAATTAAAGAGGAATTATGGAAAAAGTAAAAATAAAATTAAATAGATCATTACCAGAGGATTTTAAAAACGAGTGGCCTGAAGCATTGAGTCGTAATAAAAAAATAAGAAAAGGATGGATCACATGGATAACTCAAGATGAATTGATTAATTCAAAAACAAGCGTTATTACTGAATATTATTTTTTCCCAGAGGATAATAAATATGGTATTAATTTCCCTGCATCTTTGTTTGATGAAGTTAAAAAATAAATTATGAAATTCATTACAGGATACAAAGACAGCCATATACTGGAGGCTGAGAAAATTGGAGAGGAGATCTTTAAAAAAGGTCCAGTACATCAACAGGAGATGTTGGAGGCCATACAAAAAAGGCTGTTTATTTTAAACAAAATTCACTTAAGAAAAATATCGAAATGAGAATACTAGTAGGATGCGAAGAGAGTCAGGAAGTTACAAAAAGATTAAGATTAAAAGGTCATGAGGCTTTTAGTTGTGATATATTACCATGCTCTGGAGGTCATCCTGAATGGCATTTACAACAGGATGTTACCGAACTATTAAAACAAAAATGGGACATGATAATTGCTTTTCCTCCCTGTACATTTTTAACAGTAACTGGGAATAGATGGTTTAATATCGAGCGATATGGAGAAAAAGCAATTAAAAGACATCAGGACAGGAAAGATGCAATTGATTTTTTTATGATGTTTGCAAATGCAGATTGTGATAAAATTGTAATTGAGAACCCTGTCGGGGTAATGAGTAGCCACTACCAAAAGCCTAACCAAATAGTAAACCCTTACCAATTTGGAGACCCATTTGAAAAGAAAACTTGCTTATGGATTAAGGGGCTTCCAAATTTAATACCGACAAATATAGTCGAACCACCTAAAAGGACTGAGTTTGCAAGTGGTAAAAGTATACCAACTTGGTACGCTGATGCTTGGAAGTTACCAAAAGAAGAAAGAGCAAAACTGAGAAGTAAAACATTTCCAGGCATAGCACAAGCTATGGCAGATCAATGGTACTAAATA